TTATGGTTCAGGTACAGCGTTAGCCGATACAAATCTATATATACCCGTTCCTCATAACGGAAGGGTAAAAGAGATTGTAGCTTTGGCAGGGATTTCTGGTGGTGCTGGAAACTCTGGTTCGGTTACATTAAACTTCTATCGTGCTAATTCTTCTTCCATAGCATCTGCCACAACAACAAGTCTATTGGCTTCTGGTGGAATTAGTTTCAACTCAGGAACAACTGTTGGTGCTATCTCTACCGCTACGCTAAACACTTCTATTGTTACTGGTAATAAAGGTGGTATGTTAGTAAGTGCAGGAACAACATTACTAATTAATAGTAATTTCACCGCCACTTCTACAGTGAACTTTATACAAGGGTACATTCGTATCGAGTATGATGATTCACCTAAAGATGATGGGAAATAAATGAACCCTGATAGGTATATTCTAAACGAACTGAAACGGTTAGATGAAAACTTATCGGTCCAATGGAATGGAAGGAAGTGTCGTTGGGAAGTTTTTTACCGAAGGCACTTTCTTCGACCATCGGAACGTAAGAGATTTACTCACATAGCTACGTTTTATGATCGTGGAATACCCATTAAGTTGTACGAACCAAAACCCATAGATAGATGGCATATTTGTTTTTGGGAAGGCGATAACGGTGAGTTTAGATCATTAGACTACGGATTGATACTTCAGTTAAAGGAATGGGATAACTGGAGACACGCAAGACCAGATGATATTTGGTTAGCAGCAGAGAAGGAAGAATACGAAGAAGAAAGACGAAGATCAAAACAACAGAAAGAAATGTATAAAGATATTGCACTGGAAAATGATGGTGCATTGAGAAAACAAATGGATGATTGGGAATATCAAAATAAACGAGGATGGCACGTTTGGAATCCTACCAATTATCAAGTGGGTATAGATTTTAAAAATAAAAAGAAAAAGGTGAAAACCTAATGGCAACTACTGCGACTACCATTATTACCGAAGTGAGAACATTATCGGATACAGATAGTGCCACAGCTACATTAAATGATGCTCAAATATTAAGAGCTATTAATGCTTCACATGAGCATTATTATGATATAATTGTAGCGTCTGATGAAGGGTATTTTGAAGAAATACATACAGCAAGTTTAGTGGCAAATAGTCGAGATTTAAACCCTGCTGTAACATCAACATTCAAAAAAATTGATTTGGTCGAGGTAATACAAAGTGATGGAGACAGACAACCAGTTGTTCCATTGAGTGCTAAAACAGAGAAGTATTACTTTGAAGATGGCAATATGACTGCTACTAGAGATGACCAATTTTATTATTATATAGAAGCAAATGCAGTGCAACTTGTACCTCCTCCAACGCAAGCAGCAACTGATGCAATAGAAGTAACTTTTGTTCCCTCTGCTACCAGACTTTCTACTACCACTACTGTGATAGATTGTCCTGATAGATGGGCTAAAGTAATTGCATTGAGAGCATTATTAAATTTACAACTACGCCTACAAGATGGTCGTGATCCTACTACGGAACTTAGTTCTGAAGAATTTATTCTTTCTTCTACATTGGAAGGAAGACAGAGACAGTCTCCGAGAAGGATTGTACCTACAGATGATGAGGGCTATACAGTTGACGGAATTTGGGTTGGATGAACAGTTTGAAGAAGTAGATTGTCCTTTATGTAATTCAAAGAAACGTGATCTATATTTTGAACATGATGACGATCCATACTTAAACCAATTAAAAGTATCAAAAGATTTCAAAGTGTCTTTCTATTATTGTGATGATTGTGAACTGATATATCAATCTCCTAGATGGACTAAGAAAACAGCAGACAGGTTTTACAGCAAGTTATATAGACCACAAGTACCACAACAAAAGAATGTAGATTATAAATTAAAGGATGCAGCAGATGTTTATGACTTCATTCACGAAGACAAGGTTTTTCCTAAATCAGGAAGGATGCTCGATGTGGGCACTGGCGAGGGATTGTTACCATATACCCATGAAAAGATGGGAGAGAATGGTGGGCCTAAGTGGGATACTTATGCGATAGAACCTAATAAAGTATATGCAGATTGGGCTAGAGCAAATAAGTTGTGTCAAGTGGAAACAGGCGAGTTTAAGAAGAAGTCTTGGCGTAACTTAACATTTGACTTAATTACAGCACAACAAGTGTTAGAACATATACACGATCCTGTAGCTTTTTTGAAGTTGTGTAACGATAGATTATATTCCGATGGTTGGTTGTATATTGGAGTTCCCACAGTGGAGTATCCTTGGGGTAATGAATATAGCCGATTTAATATGATGTGCGATAACTTTACTGCTTCACCACATTTAACTTTATACACACCTAGAACACTAGGTAGAATGTTAAATAAGGCAGGATTTTATCTGGAACGATTAGACTATTACAGTAGAGGAATACGTTCCCTATCTCGCAAACTTCGCCTAGGAGAAACGCAAGAGCATTATGGTAGAGAGAATAGAAAGCGAATCGAAGAAACCTTTAAAAACTGTTGTGCACTTGAACGGGAGTACTTGGCTAAACAACAGGAATCTGTCAGCAGTGAAGGAGACAGCCAAAAGGATAAAGGAATGGAAATACCTGCTGTATCGAACCAAATGGCATAATGCAGGGAAAAAGTTTCTTAATTGGGTTTATACTCCAAAGTTTCCTATACATTTAGATATAGAACTTAGTTATGCTTGTAACTTTAAATGTACCATGTGTCCACAGGCATACGATGAAAATGTAAAGGGAGCCATGAAGTATGAATTGGCTGATCGTTTATTAACTCAAGCTGCTGAGATGGGTGTCTCCAGTATTAAATGGAATTGGAGAGGGGAAGCTACTCTACATAAACAGATTGCTCAGTTAACGAGAAAAGCAAAGGGTTTAGGTATCCCTGAAGTACAGTTAAATACCAATGGCAATATGAGAGGTTGCAAGGTAGAAGATTTAATAGACGCTGGAGTAGATAGAATTATATTCAGCGTAGATGGAAATACAAAGAATACATTTGAAGATATACGAATAGGTGGAGACTTTGACGAACTTACGGAAACGATTGAACAAGCAGTTTTATACCGAAACAGTAAAGGGTTATCTAAACCGTTTATTCGTGTGCAAATGTGCAAACAAAAAAGTAACGAACACGAAGTCGAAGGATTTGTCAGAAAGTGGAAAGATATAGTTGATGATGTAAGAGTATCGGCAGTAATGGATAGAGGAGCCGATGGTAACTTTCTGATAGACGATTGGATTGCAGTGGAGAGAGCAGTATGTAAACAACCTTTTCAAAGATTGACGATTGGATATGATGGCAAAGTAATGGGATGTTGTGCAGATTGGTTTGAGAACAGACCAGTAGGCGATGCCAATACACATAGTTTACAAGAGATTTGGAACAATTCTATAGAGTTACAAGATATGAGAGATGCACAACATGAAGGCAGACAAGAAAAAACTGCACCATGCGAGTCATGTTGGGCTAAAGACGCATGGATATGGAGGCTAGGTAATGGCAGCAGGAATGTATAGGAATCAACCCAATAATCCGTTTGCCGAATATGCAGGTAATATGCCACTCACAGGTTCTATTCCTGAAAATAGATTTAATCCAATACAAATGAATACAGGAATACCGATGTATAGTGGAGGTGGGGGTGTTGGGGGGTTAGGTCAAACTGGAATGACAGGAACTCCAGTTCAACAACAACTTTCACCTGATATGCAATTACAAGCAATTATAGAATTATTAAGACGAATGGGTATAGTATAGGAGATAAATATGCCAAAAGTAGGAAAGAAACATTATCCATATACAAAAGCAGGTAAAAAAGCAGCAGCTAAAGCAAGAAATAAAATGAAAAAAGGGAAAAAGAAATACTAAATGGATACTAAGTTTATAATTACACTAGCAGTAGGTTTAGCACTTCAAGCAGCAGCAGGAGTGTGGTGGTTAGCCACCATGTCAGCGAAAGTACAACACAATGACTTTCAGATACAGATGATATCTAAAGATGTAAGTAAAAACTCATCATTTGTAGAGTTATGGCCTGCTGGTAAATGGGGTAGTGGTAGTCTACCTTCTGATGTGAGACAAGATTTAAAGATTGCTAACTTAGAGATGCAAATGCAGAAACTAAATGAAAAAATCTATAATGGTGGTTTTAAAAAATGATTCCCATTGTAGTACAGGCAAGAATGGATTCAAGGCGTTTGTATGGAAAAGTGTTGATGCCTATCACAGGTGGTTGTGCTTTAAGTCATTTGTTAGACAGATTGTTTATGACAGAAATGCCAGTCATTGTTGCCACTTCCGATAGAGATGTAGATAAACCTTTACAAATGTTTTGTGAACATTATGAAATAGACGCTTTCTATGGAGCAGTAGAAGTACCAAAAAGGTTGTGGTCTGTTGCAGAGTTAAAAGATGTAGATCATATAGTAAGGGTAACTGCTGACGATATATTGGTTGATCCTGAGTATCTTAGAAAAGCTGTGAAAGAGCATATAAAATACGAAGCTGACTTTACACATATACCAAAGTTACCTAGAGGATTTGATTGTGAAGTAATATCTAGGAAAACATTGTTAGAGGTTATGAAAATAGACCCTAATACAGAATATATTGGGAAGATATTAAAAGATAAAACGCTATTCAATATACATGAAGTGGAAGTACCTAAAAGACATAGAAGACGTTTTAACTATGAGTTAAACGAATATAAAGACTTGAAAAGATTAAGAGAATTATTCTCTGATTTATTTAGTAATCATTCACCGCCATTTTGTCTCGATAATGTTATCGAGTATTTAGATTATCAAAAGTCAAAGGAAAAAGTGCGATGAACCCATTTTTCACAGTATATATTCCGTTTCATACTTATGGTTATGCTATCAAAGCAAAAGATGCGTTACGTTCCTTAGATGCTCAGTCGTTTACTTCATTTGAAACAATACTGATAGCCAATGGTACTTCGTTTCCCAGTTGGATGAATGAAGGCGATGTATACAAAAGCACTGGCGTATTTGGTAGGAAGATAATAGGTGGTGAATATCATACGTTGGGAGCAGCAGCCAACGCAGCGATAGCATTAGCGAAAGGGAATTGGATAGTCAGGTTAGATGCTGATGATTACCTTGAATCAAACGCTTTGTGGCACTTTGTAAATACGATAGAGCAACACTCTGATAAACCTATTATAGGAGTGCAAGGACATTGGGATGAAGATAATCCTGATAAAGTAATGGGAGCAGGATTAGCCATACAAACTAATTTATTAAAAGAAGTTTGTGGATATAACGAAGAAGAACCTATCAACGATGGAGAGTCTATTGTTCGCAAAATATCTAATGAAGTTTTTGGAACTGCTACATCAAAATGGGGATTAGTCAGAACAGAGAAACCCATTTACAATTATGAACGACATGAAGGGAGTATGTCATGTCCAAGTTAGCGAAGCTATTCGGACCTGATGCAAAATACCCTTTAGTACGTTCCTATCAAGAGAAAGAAGCACCAGAGTTAGAGTTTATTGCAGGACCATGTTCTGTAGAGAACTTGGAACAGATATATGCCATAGCCTGTAAGGTACGACAAGCAGGAGCCACTATGTTACGAGGTGGTTGTTATATATATGGAACGTACCCTCCAGAGAATAGTGGATTTGTAACAGATAGATCACTATCTCTTTCAACAGCAGCAGGTGGAAACAAACTTCCTTGGATAGTGGAAGTGATGGATATACCAGATATGCAACACGTTACCGATGCAGATTGGATACAGATAGGTATGCGTCATGCACAGCATTATCCGTTGTTGAAAGCGATAGCTTCTTATGGAAAGAAAGTATTATTAAAGCGTGGTTCATGGATGACAGTGGATGAAACGCTTGGGGCTATAGAGTATTTGCTTCAACATGGAGCAGAAGATGTAGCAATATGCGAAAGAGGAATCGTTAGTTTTGAAGATCATTGTAGGTGGAGTTTCTCTGCTTCGTTTATTGCGATGATAAAAGAATATACTGCATTGAAAATAGTAGCTGATCCTTCTCATGGAAGTGGAGACAGAAAGTTAGTTCCTAGACTTGCGAGAGCAGGAGTGGCAGCAGGTGCTGATGGTGTGTTATGTGAAGTGCACTCTAACCCTGATGAGTCTGTTTCCGATGCAGAACAAGCGATTGATTACGACACCTTTGAAGAAGTAGTGAAAAGGTGCAAAGAAATAAAGGGATATATTTATGGCTAACAACCTCCAAATGCAAAGAGTGGAGTTCGGAAATAATGTTGGTGGCATCAATGATTCCACGCAAATAACGTCTGTGAAAGAACATGAAGCGTTAGATATCCATAATGTACGGTTAATACCTACAGGTGGAATACGAAAGAGAAAAGGATACTACGTTGTTAATACAGCAAGTCTTGTCGGTTCTGGAACTATTACTGGGGTTTTTAATTATCTTCGTTTTACTGGAAACTCAGACTTAATTGTATGTGTGAATAGTGGTAGCGTTGCAAACAAAATATACAAAAAAGATGCTGGAACAAATACGTTCACTTCCATTACTCCTTCAGGAACTTGGTCTGGTGGAGATGTAACATTCGCTGTATCTAACGATATATTGATGATTGCGTCTGATGGTGGTTCTAACATACTACAATGGGATGGTTCTGCTACTGCATGTACTGACTTAAATACAGCAACCGCACCTTTAGCAGAAGTGGTGAGTGATTGGAACAGGCACGCTGTTGCTTTAAAAATACCAGCAAGAGGAGATAATTTTGAAATATCACATCAAGGCGATTCTACACAGTGGAGAACAACAGATAGATTTCCAACAGATAGGCAAACTATAGGGGCAACATCTTTATTTGACGACTTATTTATTTTTACCACAGATAGAATGTATCGTGTTTCTGGTTTAGACAGAGATGATTTAAGATTAGACGCTGTTAGGCGTTCAGTAGGGGCTACAAATCAAAGAAGTATAGTCAACGTAGCAAATAGAAACTTAATAGTCTGGCCTTGGAGAGAGAATTTTTATGAGTTTGATGGAGTTAATACACGCATTATATCCAACAGAATAGAAAGACCTCTTGCGAATACAAGTGATTTCTTTAATATTAATTTAGCAAAGTTTGATAACATACAGGGTGTGAACATAGCTTCTCAATCTAGAGTTAGTTTTTTAGTGGCAGAGAAAAATAAAACACAGAATAGTATTGTATTAAATTACCATTACGATTTAAGAACACCAGACCCTAAGACAAATCAACCTACAGGGGCATGGACAGTAGATAAATATGATAGAAACTTTGCTTACTTAGGTGTCGCTATAGAAGATGATCAAGAAGTGTTGTATGCAGGAGATTATGATGGTCATATATGTAGGTTAGAAACAGGCGATGCAGATGGAGATTCCTCTGATGATGCCAATGATGGAAACGCTATTGCTTCTCGATATCAAACAGGTCCATTCCATGCGAATATGCCTGACGTAACTAAGAGATGGAGAGAGATTATTCCTGTCGTTGGTCAGACTTCTAGTGGAACAGTAACGATATCTACCGCAGAGAATTGGGCTGGTAGTTTCATAACCGCAGATACTGTTGTTTTATCTACAGGAGGATTTGCTTCCTATTGGGGAGTATCTAAATGGGGAGAAGATTTATGGGGAGCAGCAATATCGGTGATCAAACGATTATCTTTATCTAATAGAAGTGAAGCACTCTCTATTAAGTTTTCTGATTCGAGTAAAGACCCTGCGTGGCGAATTGATACTTGGGTTTTGAGATATCAAATTTTACCTGCATTGAGGCGATTTGAATAATGCCATCTAAAAAACTTCGTAAACCATTGTTTATACAGGATTTAAATGATGAATTTGCACCAAGAGTTTTGCACGATAATGTTATGGGTATCTATGGTTTTTTAGATACAAATATGGAGTGGGGTTCGGCTACCTCAAATACAGGCGTATCGTTATCAAGAATTAAGTCAACAGACTATATTGTAAATATCACCCCTTTAGCAGAACCAGGAAGTGCAACAGTTACAAAAGCTACTGCATCTTTCACTTACACAACAAGTGCAACAGTGGCATTTAATTATTTAGTTATTGGATCAAGTTAGGAGTTATTATGGGAACAGTTTCTCGCCCTTACACTTACACTGCTGGTGATGTTATTCAACCAGCCGAAGTTACAGATAACGAGACTACTTTATATACTCTCGTTAATGGGAATATAGACAACGACAACATAGATTCTTCGGCAGGAATTAAGGCAGCTAAACTTGATCTTGCCTCAGCGACTACAGCTTCATTCTCTACGAATGTGCTTATGTCTTTGTCTTCCACGATTACATTG